CGACCACCGCCGGTGGACCGCCGACCTGCCCACCGCCCTGCAGAGGTCCGTGAAGGTCACCCGCACGGGGCTCACCTGGGCCGACACCGGGGCGAGCATCCGGGCGTTCACTTCCAGGTCCAACACCGGTCTGCGTAGCTTCTCCCCCGCCGCCGCCCTGATCTCCGAGGCCGCCTACGCCCCGGACCTCGAAGAAGTGCTCGCGCAGGTGGACGCCGCCGTGGGGCCACATGGGCTCATCATCATGGAGAGCACCGCGGCCAACCCCGACGACTTCTTCAGCCGCCTCGTCAAGTCCCCCGGCGCGTGGCACCTGCTCACCCACTGGTGGTGGGAGCACCCTGCCTACCGGTCCCCGACCCGTGAGGACTCGACCCCCGCCGAGGGCGAGGCGCAGGCCGTGGCCCGGTACCACCTCGACCCCGAGCAGGTCCAGTGGCGCCGGGACACCATCGGTCGCCTCGGCAGCTACCGGAAGTTCCGGCGCGAGTTCCCCGCCGACATCGACGACGCCCTGATCGACATCGAGGGATCCTACTTCGACGGTCAGGTGCTTGAGAACATCGACGTGCTCGACTTCACGCTGACCCCCGACCGGCGGGAGATCGAGGCCCCGCACCCGCACGACCGGTACGTCGTGGGCGTCGACGTGGGCGGCGGCACCGGCGGGGACTACTCGGCCCTGGCCGTCGTCAGCGTCGGCACCCACCAGCCCGTCTACATGGAGCGCAGCAACCGCCTGACGCCTCAACAGTGGGCGCACCGGGTCATCCAGGTCGCCACCCGCTACAACCGGGCCCTGGTCCTCACCGAGAGCAACAACCACGGCCACGCGGTCCTGCTCGAACTCAACAACTGCGGCTACCGCGAACAGTGGCGCGACCCCAAGACCAGCAGGCCGTGGACCACCACCCTGCAGTCCAAGCTCGACGCCTACAACACGCTCCGCGAGGCCCTGCCCCTCGTGCGGCTGCTCGACCGCACGACGCACCTGGAACTGCGGGCCCTGACCGTGATGCCAGGCAAGATCGCACCGGAATCACCCGCCGGCGGCCACGACGACTCCGCGATGGCCCTCGCCCTGGGCTACCGTTGCCTGCGTGACGTGCCGGCCAACTGGCGCAACGCTCAGGACGCGGCGGCCGGGGTGCGGGTCCAAGAGCTACTCGCGGCGAACCGCGCCCGCCGAATCCGTGCCTCCGGCAATCCGTTCTCCAACCCATTCTCCCGGTGACCCGATGCTGACCGCCCAGAACGTCAAGGACCTCCTCGCGCGCCACGACGCCTACTGGGAGACGCTGCGCCCCCGGATGAAGGAATGGAAGCGCGCCTACATGACGCAGTTCTGGTCCGACCCGAACCTGCCCTACGGGACCAGCGCGAACGGCACCACGGCCGTCCCGCTCGTGACCGAGGTGGCCCGGACCTTCGCCCTGGTCGAGGGCTACATCGGCAGCATCTACGCCCGGAACCCGGCGGTGGTGATGACCCCGGACCTCCGGGGCGAGGGCAACCCGGAGGTGGCGCAGGCGGTCGCCAACGAGTGGTTGCTCCGTCAGCGTGCGCAGATCGAGGACGCCTCCCGCCTCGCCCTCATCTTCCCGTGGGCCGCCATTCGCCTCGGCACGTCCACGTCGCCCGACCCCCTGCGCCGGGTGACCTGCACGGCCCTGCCCCCGTGGGAGGTCCTGGTGGACGACACGGCGGGGTCCTGGGACCAGCAGCGGTGGATCGGCGTCGTCAGCCTCGTCACCGTCGAGGACGCCGTGGCCCGGTTCGGCAAGCGCCGGTCGTCCTACCGCCCCCGCGCCTACAGCCGGTGGCTCGACTCCCCGACGGGCATCCCCATGAACGGCCAGACCTCGGCGGCCATGGACCTCGCCCAGTCGACCGACGACCCCGGCGGCGGGTGGGTTCGCATCGTCGAGGTCTACGACCTGGAGAGCGACCGGCTGGTGGTGTGGTCGCCCGACCACGACCGGGACGACCGGTTCTTGTTCCGGGGCGTCAGGGTGCAGACCGGCGCGTCCCCCGAGCCGTCCCCCGAGGGGGAGGAGGGTGAGGCCCCCGCCCCCGAGCAGGAGGTCGAGCAGGAGACGACCTACTCCGGCATCCCGTTCAGGGACGCGGCCGGCAACCCCGTCGTGCCCATCGTCCCGCTCTACTTCTCGCGCGCCCCCGAGATCCCGCTCCGCGGCTACAGCCTCGTGGGCAGGGTCTACCCCCTCGTCGCCGAGCTGAACCTGATGCGCACCTACCGGCTGCGCGGGGTCCGGCGCATGGCCCGTCAGTGGCTCGTCCGCCCCGGGTTCCTCGACCAGGAGGCCGTGGCGAAGATCGGGGAGGGCGTCGACAGCGAGATGATCGAGTGTACCGTGCAGCCGGGTGAGGACCTGAACGGCAACATGGTCCCCGTGCCCCAGGAGCCCATCCCGGCCGACATCGCCATCCACGAGCAGCAGGTCGAGGCCGACATTCAGCAGAGCGGGGTCAACGCCCCGTTCGTCTCCGGGCAGGTCACCGGCGTCACCGCGACCGAGAACCGCCTGCTTCAGGAGTACACGGCAAGCTCCCTCGGCCGAATGGTCCGGGTGCGGGACCAGGCGATCGTCGACATGGCCCTCGCCTACGTCGCCATGCTCGCGGTCATCCTGGCCGACGAGGGCGAGCCCCTGAACCTCCCCGGCATCGGGCCGGTCATCCTGACCGAGCAGGACCTCCGCGGGCAGTTCCCGACCTTCGCGCTGGACCAGGGGAGCACCCCGATGGGCGACGCCGCGAAGCGCGAGGCCCTGGTCCAGCTCACCCCGATCCTCGGCCAGCTCGGTGCCCCCGCCGAGGCCATCCTCCGCGAACTGGTCCGGGCCTACAACCTGCCCGACACGTTCGTCGCCGCCCCCGAGGCCCCCGCCGGGCCCCCTGCCCTCCCCGAAGGAGTCTGAGCCATGAAGATGCCCGAAGCACTCGCCAACGCCGCCACCAAGGCCGACCGCACCCTGGAGTCGGCCCTGATGACCGCGATCCCCACGCCCCGCCGCCCGTACTCGGACAAGGTGCTCAAGAACCTCGTCCAGGCGGCGGCCAAGGCCTCCATGCTGTTCGGTGCGCCCGTCGAGGTGGAGATCAAGGACGCCTCCCGGCTTCCCCCCGACCTCGTGCGCACCCTCGCCATGCTGGAGCAGGCGGCGGCCGACTACGGTTCGCCGTTCCCCGTGAGCATCCGTGAGGCGCAGTCCGACGACGCCCTCGTCGCCATCGCGGCCCACCTGCTCGCGCTCGTCAAGGACCAGGGGTTCCAGGACTTCCTGACGCAGGACGCCGCCCCCGAGGAGGGCATGGAGGAGGGCATGGAGGAGTCCATGCCCGAGGAAGAGTCCACCCCGGAGGGCGGCGAGGTCGAGGTCGTCCGCGAGGAGCAGGAGGACGACGGGGAGGTCGAAGGGATGGAGATCGACGATGCCGCGGAGCAGCTTGACCTGTTCCGCCGCCGCATGGCCCGCTGACACACAGGCACCAACACCAACCCACCCTCCCCGCCGTGCGGGGAGGACACGGAGCAACCAATGTCCATCGCCGCCGAAGCACTGGCCGAAGCACAGGCCGCCACCCCCGCCCCGGAGGTCACCACCACCCCCGCCGGGACGGAACCTGCCCCCGAAGGAGGGGAGCCGACCCAGGCCCCCGCCGCCGAAGGCGGCAAGACCCTGTCGTGGGAACAGGAGGTCGCCAAGCTGCCGCCCGAACTGCAGAACCTCGCCAAGGGCCTGCAGGGCATGGTGACCCGCAAGACCCAGGCGCTCGCGGAGGAGCGCAAGCAGCTCGCCGCCGAGCGTGAGGCGTGGCGCAAGTCCATCTCCAAGCTCGCCACGCCCGCCGCGGAGCGGCAGGGTGACCTGCCCGACCTCGACTCGTGGGATCCGTCGTCCATCCAGGCCCGCATCGAGGCCGAGGTCAGCCGCCGTCTGGCCGAGGCCCTGGCCCCCGTGGAGACCGAGTACCGGGCGGCGCAGGCCGACCTGGAGTTCGACCGCTTCACGGCGTCCCACCCGGACCTGCTCGACGACCCCGAGGTGAAGGCCGGCGTCGCGGACCTGCTCAACAGGAACGAGTCCCTGGACCTGGAGACGGCCTACTTCGCCGTCAAGGGTCGCCTCAACCGTTCCCGCCCCGCCGCCCCTCCGGCCCCCACCGTGGACCCGCGCCGTGCCGCCGCCCGCAAGGCCGCCGAGGCCGTCGCCACCCCGCGTCGGCCCCCGCCCGCCGCCCCGGTGAAGATGGCCCCCGCCGACCTGAAGCGGGCGACCCCCGAGCAGATCCTCGCCTACGCCAAGGCCCTGGCTGAGCGTCGGTGACCCGGTTGCGATTGCAGCCGATCGGCGGTACAGTGACACTACGGGTGGGGCACCCGAGCCGGACACGCCCCCACCCGTAGCGCCGACAGAGGGCACCCCCGGGGGGCACGCCTCAACCCGCAGCAAGGAACCACGACACAACCCCCAAGGAGGCCATGATGGCTCCCCCGAACAGTGTCCTCTCCACCGTCCTCCCGATCCTTCGGGACAAGCTGATCGACAACAGCTTCACCAGCACCCCTCTTTTCCGCGCTCTCGACGCGGCGGGCAGCGTGAAGCGCGTCACCGGCGGCCAGCGCATCGAGCAGCCGGTCATCCTCGGCCAGCACAGCCAGATCACGAACCTCAGCGGCTCCGGGTTCAACCCCGTGTCCCTCGCCGTGACCGACCCCTTCCGCCGGGCGAACTTCGAGTGGGCAAACTTCGTCCAGCCGCTCGTGGTGTCCGAGGTTGAGACGCTGCGCAACAAGGGTGACCTCGCCGTGGTGAGCATCCTTGAGGAGAAGATGAAGAACGTCATGATCTCGCTGCGCACGGCGATGTCTGACCGCATCTTCTCCGGCCAGACCGCCATCCTCCCCGACCTCCAGACCCTCAACGGCATGGGCACCTCGGCCCTCCCCGTCGACACCACGGGCTGGATGCAGGGCGCGGCCTTCGGCTCGCAGACCACCAACACCGTCGGCGGTCTGAGCAAGGGCACCTTCGCGGCCGACAACTGGCAGAACCAGGTGTTCGACTCCGGCGGCGCCTTCGACCTGAGCCACCTCGACACCCTGATGATCCGGGCCTCGCTGTACCACCCGAACGGCAAGCGCCCCGACCTCATCTTCATGAGCCCGTCGTGCTTCGGCGTCTTCCAGTCCCAGCTCACGGATGCCTACAGGTTCCAGGACGTGTCCGGTCGGGACGGCCTCGTGGACAGCGAGATGGTCGCGGTGTGGCGCGGCGCGAAGATCTACGTGGACAACCGGCTCGGCTTCGCCAACGCCGCCGGCGACGACGTGAGCGCCTACGCGATCTCGTCCGACATGAACCAGTTCTACTTCGACAACGGTGGTGAGTTCGACGTGAGCGAGCTGACCCCCATCCCGGGCACGGCGACCCTGACCGCCCGCGTGCTGGTGTCCTGCCAGCTCGTGACCGGCCACCTCGCCTCGTCCTGCGTCCTGCTCAACGCGGAGGCCTGATCAACATGGCGACTTCCACCCTCGTTCAGTTCCTTGAGGCCGGTGAGCCGGCCTCCGTGATGAACCGCCGTCAGGTCGAGACCTTCCTGACCACCGCCACGATCGCGGCCGGTGACTGGGTGGCCTTCGACACCGGCAAGACCGGCGCCGACAAGGCCCTGCACGTCATCGCCACCCCGGCGGTCGCCGGGCGCGGCAACGTGGTCGGCGTGGCCCTCGCCGCCGCCACCGGCACCGCCTCGATCCCGGCCACGGTCGAGGTGGTCGTGGGCGGCTACGTCGCCGCGGCCAAGGTGGTGGCGGGCACGGCCCAGCACGCCTCGCTGACCACCGACGGCGCGGCTGCCGGCACCGCCATCACCTACGCCACCGGCACCCACACCGGGACCGGCCCGTGCGGCGTGGCGCTGACGGCTGAGGCGGGCGGCTTCTCCGAGGCCTACGTCTACAGCAAGTTCTGACCGGCACCCGCCCCGCCCACCTGCACCACTCAACGGTGCTAAGGTGGGCGGGGCCCACTCTTGGAGGCAACCCCCATGAACCTCGCTGACCTCCGCGCGTTCGTCGGCAACCTCCTCGATTGGGACCCCACGAATTCCACCTACACCGACCAGTTGACCCGCCTGCTCAACGACGCGCAGGTGCGGGTCCTGACCGACCGCCCCTGGGAGTTCTCGCAGAAGGAAGGCATCGCCCGGGTCTACACCGACCAGACGATCTCGGTCGGCGTCACCGGCGGGTCCGCCTCGGTCACCACGACCGCCGCCTTCCCCCTGAGCACGAACCCCGTCCTCCCCGGGTCCATTCTCGACGGCGCCGAGTGCGTCATCACCGACAGCAACGGCGACGAGTACGTCAACACGGTCGCATGGGTCAGCGCCACCAACGCGCTCACCTTCACCTCGGACTTCCGGGGCGTCACGGGCACCTACGACGCGGTGTTCAGGATGCGGCCGGTGTGGCTGCCGGCGAGCACCCTGACCCTGATGAACGTGCAGGACATCACCGACGGGTTGCCCCGCAACCAGGTGGCCCTGGAGCAGTTCACCGAGGACCAGTGGCAGTACGACCGGACCATGCTGGGCACGCCGACCGCGTTCATCCCGCACGGCCCGTACCGCATCCCCGCCCCGCGCACGGCCAACGGGGTCGCCACCGTGGCCGGCGTCGCCCAGGGCGTGCGCACCATCAAGATCTACATGGTGAACGTCACCGCCCCCGAGTACCCCACCCCCTCCGTCTACCGGGACGGGGTGAGCGGCGGTCGGGAGTCGGCCCTGTCGCAGGTGGCCGAGTACAACCTCACCGCCCTGCAGACCCTCACGTTCACCCCCGAGACGCTGCCCAACGTGTCCGGCCTCTACCGCAGGTACTACTTCACCTGCGAGCAGGCCGGCATCCTCGCCCCCGTCCGCATCGTCGGGGCCGTCGGCTCGGGCACCGCGAACGTGGACACCGTGAGCCCGGCGGGCGGCGTCACGCTGACCCCGGACCTCAGCCTCAGCTACCTGCAGTCGCAGACCTTCGCCACCCGGGCCATCCGCTACGTCCCGTCGAACGGCGTGTACCGGTGCTTCACCCTGTACCCCCACCCGTCGGCCGACTCGGACTTCCGGCTCCGCATCCTCCACGCCCCTGAGCAGCTTGTCGAGGACACCGACACCCCGCTCGTGCCCGAGGCGTACTCGCAGGTCATCGCCTACGCCGCCTTGGAGCAGGTCGCCCTCAAGGTGGACAACACGGCCTTGGCTCAGGTCTACGCCCGCAAGCGTGACCTGCTCATGCGGGGCATGGAGCAGCGGTTCCTCGGCTCGCCTCCCCGTCGCATCGTGCGCGGTGGTCAGACCAGCGCCTACCCCCCGGCCTGGTGGGGCCCATTGAGGTACACCCCGTGAAGACCACGGCCGCACGCATCACCCCGAACGGTGCCGGCGGGCTCGACACCCGCGAGCCCCAGGACGCCGCGTTCGCCACGGTGGCCGAGAACCTGACCGTGGACCAGCGCACCGGGGGGTTCAGCACCCGCGTTGGCTACGAGCGGTACATCCCGTCATTGGCCGCCGGGTTCGTCCCCTTCCAGACCACCACCTACGTCTACAGCATCCACGCGGCGCAGGACCTCGCCCGCGGTGCCCGCGAGTCCATCCTGTTCGAGGAGGGCGGCAACCTCACCCTGTTCTACCAGTCGGGGCAGCAGCGGCTCCTCCGGGTGCTCGCCACGGGGCGGCACGTCCCCCGGCCCACCGAGGCGTCGTCCTGGTACACCTCGACCCCGCACGGCACCCTGATCACGAACGGGCACGACTTCCCGGTGCTCGTCTACCCGTGGCCCCTTGGCGACGCCGCCGAGTCCTCCGGGGCCATCGCCTCGTGCATCCGTGACTTCGGGTTCCGCACCCAGCCCCAGGCACCCCAGCCCTACGTCGTCGCGCCCCTCGCCACCCCGACGACCTCCGGCACCACGGTCGGCACCCACCTGTGGTACTCGCGGAGCCCCGAGGCCGTCGACCCGGTCCTGACCCCCGGTGCCCGGTGGGGCATGGGGTTCAGCCTCGGCGGGTCGTCCCTCGACACGGGGGCCACCTTCAACGTCGCCGTGGCCTACGTGACCGACACCGGCTCCGAGGGCCCCCTGAGTGACATCGGCTCCGTCTCGTGGGAGCTTCCCAACACGGCGGCGGGGTTCTGGTACGCCTTCGCATCCAGCATCCCGACCGGCCCCCCGGGCACCGTGGCGCGGAAGATCTACCGCACGAAGAACCTGCACGAGGACTCC